AAATTCCGATAGTTTGAAATGAGGGGTGAGTTTTACGTTACGGGGATCCTCAGTCATGATTGCGTCCATTTTGATTGTCTGGGTGTTGATTGCCCTGGTGTTGATTGTTTAGCCGATCTTCAATTTTATTGAGTTGGAAATCCAGCCGATTTAATAAAGTTTTGATGTCCTCCACATCCTGTCGTGTGGCGTATTCGGCACGAATGGAGTTTTCCAGTCGCCGCAGAGATTGTTCCAGTTCCACAGGGGTGACAAAAATGCCCAACTTCAGCAAGCTAACCGTGATCAATGAAACTAACGCCGGAATGGCATATTGCCGAATTTGTGAAAGTTTTTCCATGGGTTGCTTTCTGTTTAAAGTAACGGCGTGATTAGCTGAAGCAACCCGACCCGAATCGCTTCCAGCTCAGGCGGAATGGCGGCTCGCTGGATAATAAGTCGGGCAATCTCGGGGCGGTTTTGTTCCAGTTCCATTTTTACCGCCGCTTTTAATGGGGCCAAATCCGCCTGCGCTTCCGGGGGAAGGTCAGTCTCAAAAGCCTGTCGCAATCGTTCCGTAATGGATTGAGGCTCTGGGCTATTTACCGGAGGCAAGCCGGTCTGCCAAACCCCTTCAGTCCGCGCTGCTGGTTGTTCAGGGTAGTCGCCGCAATCACTCACCGTACCATCGTGTCGTGATAAATAAAATTTCATGCTAGTTCACCTCGGTTACGATATAACCTGCCACGTTTAAATCCATACCACTGGCGGAGTCGCTCATTTTGTACTGAATAATCTGGTCTGCATCGGTTTCCACAATTTCAGCTTCATATTCTGTGGAGGTTCTGCCAGCCGGGTTATGGATCACAAATTCATCCACACTCGCGCCTTTCTTACGGATATAGCCCAACCGACCCGAGTTGGAAATCTGGTAAATGCCACCTCGCAAAATGGCCAGTGTGGCAATGGGTGGCACATAACTTGCCAGGGAAATATCTGTGTAAGTCGTTGCGGTTCCGCCGTCCAGTACATTGGGTTGGCCTGTGGCTGGGGTTTGATTGATCGGGTTGATTGCGAAGCGATATTGCACACTGGGTCTGTAAGGCCAGCCGTTGGAAATGTAAAACGGCATAATGGCGCTGCTGCTATCGGTTTGAATCGCTAGGGGTATTTGTCGCTTGAGATCATAGCCAGTGGGGAGGGTAATGGAGCCGCCGCCCGCTTCGTTGGCAGTGGAAAAAAGGGCTCCGGTTGTACCTGTCAGCGTACTTTTTATCAGATAAACAAAGTACCAGGTGTTTGCTGTTTTAGTTCCGGTGTCCAGCCCGTTCAGGCCGTTGCTGTCCAGGGTCAGGGTAATATCAGCCGCAATTTCAATGTCGGTGGCGTTGGTTGAATTCCGGGCGCATAAACCCGCTTTCAGTTTAATACTGCTGGATGCGTTATATAAGGGCACCGGGCCGGTAATGCCATTTTTGTGTAAAACAGGATTGCCTTCATGAATCAGGTACTTGGACTGGTTGTTCACTTGCAATCGATACACATGGTTCGTGGCGTCATAACCCATTTCACCATTGGTGCCGCAAACAAAGTTGGGCTGCTGCGCCAGCCGGATAGAGCCGTCTTTGAGGGTCACTGTCTCAATGGTGACACCGGCACCCGCACTACGCTCCTCAAGGGTGTCTGCTTTAATGGTGGCGGAAAAACTTTTAGTGCCCGCAATGGTCATGTTAGATGATTCCAGATTGCCCAGCCGGGTATCCTGGCTATTCGATTCAGCCACTAACTGATTGAGTTCCGTATCAATGTCATTGGCGTTGATCAGATTTCCCTTGGCAATTTCGGCATCTTTCAGCCTCGAAATTTGGGACATTTATCGGGTTCCTCCATTCATAACGGTTATGGTCCAGCCCTGAATTTCCACTGGCCTATTCACCTCGTTTCCGGTTAATTCCAGTTGGAAGTATTGACCCGAACCGGCTGGCACCAGGGTAAAAGCGGACGTTCCGGCCCGGTTGTAATAATCCTGACCGTAAGTGGCCTGTTCATAAGTAATGCTGGCGCTATCTGGAATTACCGTACAGATTCGGCTTTGTCGGTTTTGTGAGCCACGCCGTAAATTCCAGTACATATTGACGGTGACATCGACCCGTGAAATCTGTTTCAGGAAAAGTTGAATATCCTTAATACGCTTTCGGAGCCGAGGGTTTTCAAAGTCGTTAAAGCCGCTTCGGTAAAGCCATGGAATGGGTTGACCGTTGTAGCTGTTGCCTTTTAATTGTTGCTGAACAACGCCCTCGTAATTGCCGGTGTACAGCTTGCCATTCAGCACAGTCCCACAACTGGCCACAATGCCTTGGCGTTTACTCCATGCCCGGTTAATGCCGTAGTTATAAACCAGCACTGTCTGATTCTGGGGCGAGCTGCCATCGGCCACAAACCACCAGACCTCTTGACGGTTTCTGAGGTGAACGGCAAAGCTTTGTGAGAGTTGATTGCGATTTAAGTTTGTAATTTGTTCCTGAATTTGACTGGACAGGAATTGAGTGATGATATTGCCTTGGGCCGTGGCCGTGGAAAGCGAGGTGACGCCTTCCGTTGAGAGAAACATCAGTTCGTTTCCAACCAGCGTTAGGCTGCGATGACTGACCGCCCCAAATTCATCAGACACTTTTTGAACAGCGAAGGTATCCACATCAATACCCGATAGCACATAAGTCGATTGCTCTTTAAAAATGACCAGCACTTCTTCATTGAGTAAAGGCAAAAACAGGGTTTTGAGGGCGGTTATTTTTTCGCCATCTCCCGGCGAAATCTGGATGGCGCCGGGTGAGTCTGACCAGAAATCCGGTTCAAAATTTTCGGCGTTTTCCAGTTCTGAAATATAGAGCATGGACGGGTTATCCGCATCGCCAGAAAAGGCCACCCGGTTTGAATAATTTTCCGCGATGGCAGGCTTGCCGGGGGTAATCCCCAAAATATCGGGTGGCCAGTTTTGTAAAAATTCAACCGCATTGCTCCCGTCCCACTTAATGGGGTTGTCCGATCCATTGCAGCCAATCAGCAAGCCCTGAAAGGTCACAAAATTCATGGGCCGGTTGGGAGTCAGTTCGTCGTAGATTAACGTGGCCTCTCCGGTGCTTTCGTTGAAGGTAAAGAGGCTGTCGCCCGCCACAACCATTAAAAAGCTTTGCCCGGTCAGATTCTGGTATTCATACAAGCTGGTAATCGTCTGACCACTGGCCAGCGGGGTGGTATTGAGATGAATATAACCTGCGTTGTCACTGGACCAACTGCCTTGGGTGGTGGCGTGTAAATTAATAATTTCTTCCGCCTCGCCATCTTTTAGTGTTAAATCGTTGGCCTTCAGGTTCATCCCGCCCGAGTTGTCGAAAAATTGAAAAGTACGCATAAATCATTCCTTCAATCAGGCTATTGGGCGTTGGGTTTAATGGGTTTTAAACGGATCGTCCACCTCGGTAAAATCCTTTCATTCGATAACCGGGTTTGCGTGGGGCTAAACTTTTGAGTTGCAATAGGCTGTCCCTGTAGAGCAAATAGGTTTCGCTGGCAGCTTCTCCCAAAAACTTTTCCAAACGGGCCTGAGTGCCCATGATCAATACCTTTTCCCAGGTTTCGGGCAAGGCGGTTGTATCGTTATTTTCGCCCAGGGTTTGTGGGCTGATTTGGGATTGGTAATCAATGGTATAAGCACCATTGGGTACGGGATATAAATGCAGATTATTCCCGTTTCTGTAGAAATATTGGGGGGTGCCGGAAGCGTTTTCCCCATGTTCCATGGCATAAGTAGGGCTTACTTCCTGAAGTTTTGTGGCGTTGCTGGTATCCCTTACGGAATCAGTCAGTAGGTAGTCGGTTTCCGTGTTGACGTTTAGCGAATAAGAGGCCTGCCCATCAACGGTAATAAAGCTGTTGAACTGGGTGAGCCGCCGAACCCGGAGTTTTTGCAGCATTTCATAGTAGGTGTCGTTTAAAAAGTCTACAGTCTGAATGACGGGTGTCTGGGCGTTGATCAGCGTGGTGGTTTCCAGTTGCCCTGTACGGCGCAGAACCTCATTCACCAGTTGCAGGAGTGTGCTCATGCCGCTCTCCTTTAATTTTGAGTAATTTCAAACGATAATCCCCCGGATATTTTTTTAAAATTTGAGCCAGCGCCCCATGAATTTTGGTTTTAAATCGGGTTTTCCGGTTCTCACAAAGCCACAGGGCTTGCTCGGAATAAATATCTGCTTCTGGCTTTGAGGTGGGTTCCTCAGCATCAAACGGTAAGTTCATGAAAACCTCCTTGCATCGGTGAAAGAAAACCGGGGCGGCGGCAAGTGGAATGCCGTCGCCCCGGTGGAGTAGAGTCAGGGAGAGAGAGTTTGTGTTTTTTGGATTAAGCGTTCGATGCTTTCAGAACAGCGCCCGCTTTGGGCAGCATAACTTTGGAGCCATATAGATAGAGGCCCTTTACCGCATCGGCGAACATATTGTAGGGGCGGACGTTTTCAATTTTGCTGACCTGGCTGGCAAAACTGATGAAATCATTGGTAAAGGCCAGCAAATTCACCACATTGTCCACGGCTGGGTTGTTGGTGGTAACGTGTACCCCAAAGCCCGCCACATTGCCGATATAGCCATTTTGAACCACGGTATCTCCCAGAGCGGTGGCCCGGGTAAACTCATCGGACTGCAATAACAGGGTTTTGAATTTGGGCGTAATTACTAAATGGCGACTTTCCTGCGGAATGTTGTTGTTATCCAGCTTTTCCGCCGACTGGGTAATGTAGGCGTAAATGTTGGCGCTGATTAGGGTAATGGGGGCAATATCGGTTCCAATCACGTTGCCTGCGTCCACATCGGTGTAGTGTCCAATCAGGCGGGAATCGACCACATCCCGAATGGCAATGGCGGCCCGTCCAGCGTAACCTTCCAGAATATCTACGTTGGCTTGCGCTTTGTCCAGATCGTCTACTTTGAAGGCGAAATATTTTTGCTGATCAATCAGTAAATCGACCATGGGGTCTGTTAAATTCTGAAAGGAAATGGTCATGTCACGGGTGTAGTTATTCACCGTTACATCCCCAAAGGTACGGACGTGAACCACGTCTCCGGCGTTGTTGATTTCGCCTTCAAAATTTTTGTTAACCAGGTTGGCCATGACCACGGTTTTGTCGAAAATTTTGAGTAGTTTTTTACTCCAGATTTCTGGAATGAAGTTAGCGGTTGCCATAATAGAGGCTCCTTTCAACGTTTAAAATAGGCAATAAAAAAGCCGCCCTCTTTACGGGACAGGCTGATTTCAGGAAATGGCCCGACTTATCGAACCCGGTTATTTTTCATCGCTTCATTAATGGCCGCTTCGTTTTTCAGGAACTCAGCCATGCTCATGCCCGCAATTTGCTGGCGGGTAAAGTTGGCGGGTTGCGTGGGGAGTGCCCGCTTGCCCGCCGCTTCTATATGAGGCGCTTGCGAGGGTGAGGATTTTTCCGTTTCAGTGGATTCACCCTGTTGGGCTTGCAAAGTGGCCTTAAATTTTTGTTGAAACAGGGCCATACCTTGCTCAATCAACTGTTCCCAGCTTGCGGTGCCTCCCTCTGGATCTTCGCGCAGCAGCGTTACAACCTCTTGCAGGATAAAAGGCTCAAATCGCTGGAATTCTGGGGATTTTTTGCGGAAAGCGTTCAGGGCGCTTTTGAGTTCGGCTTCTTCCTTTAAATCGGCCAAATGCGTTTGGGCCGCATCCGCCACAATTTGCTGGATAAAAGCGAAGGGGTCGGCCACAAAAAGTTCAAGCGCTTGTGCGGGTGCCAGTGCCTCAATGCCTGCGGGTTTCGCTTCAGCGGATTGGGTGGGTGGCAGGCTTGCTGGATGGCTTGAAGGTGGGGCTTCGGGTTTGGGTTGGGACATGGTTCCTCCTTGGTTTTGGCTCTGGGTGGTTTTGATTCTTGGGGTTTTGGTTTTTGATTTTCGTGTGTTCAGCAAGGGATTAGCCGTTGCTTTCTGTGTCGTAGGGGTCGGTGTGAAACTGTTTGCGAACCCATTCCCGCTCCGCCTGTTGAATGATGAGCGCCGGGGTGGAAAAAATTTCCTGAATCACCTGCGCACGAATGGCTTCGTACAAAAAAGCCTCTTTGGCGTCGGTGTCGGTAATCCGGGTTCGTAATTCAGGCCGAAAGGCGCTTTGTAATAATTCCCAACCGGGCTCACGGATTAAATCCGTAAACAATGTGGCCTTTTCTTTTAGCCCAAGCTGTTTGTAGGTACTCATTCGGAAGCCTCCTGCGGGGCGTTGTTTGCGGTGGATGAGTGACCGTGGGCCATAAATATTTCACCTTCGTCGGTGAAGCCCAGACGGCGGTAAATTTTTTTGTACAAGGCCAGCCAGTCCACTTGTTCCCGCAATGCCTGATTAGTTTCCACCAAACGCAGAAAAGAAGTGATGGCCTTCAGTTCCTGTTCTTTGTTGACCAGGCTGCGGGAACCGTCAATCCGAAACTGACAGTCACAGGTTTTCAGTATTTCAGGCAAAATTTTCAGGAATGAAACTTCCCCATTCTGTCCGCAAACCCGCAGGTTTTCGGGTTGCCCCATAAATTGTCTGGCGTTCTCCAGCACAATCCGTAGAAAAGGCTCGAGTGAGGTATGTTCCAGATGCGCCAGAAAGGATGAGAATTTTTGAGTGCCGCCTTGCACCAAAGCGTTCACTTCGGTGGCCGTTCGAGCGCTCTCAGGCTCTGTGCCCGTGAAATATTTCAAAGCGCCGGTGGCTTCCTGGGCTTCGGCTTTTAAGTCCGCAATTTCCGTAAAGGCCACGGTAAAATTATTCAGGTATTGAATGGGGCGCAAGGTATCGTGGCTTTTTACGGGAATAAGCGCACCGGGCCGGGTAATCAAGGTATCAGGATCAAATACGTCATCGTTGATCAAATACGTGAAAGGGCTGTTGATGGAAAGATTAATAATATCGAGTTTTTGATTGGTTAATGTGTTGATGGCATGTTGCAGACCCAGTGATTTTTCAATGGCGCCGATGCCATAAATTTCATTGGGCACCGGAATAAACGGTGTGAAAATAAAGGGCTTCATCCCGGATTCATAAGGGTTGGGCTCAAATCGAATAACCTTATCCTGATTGGCCACCACGCAAACGTAATTTTTGTAAATTGTTTCACCAATCACGAAATCGCCCCACGCTTCCAGCAGGCTGACTTTTTCTAATGGTTCATCGGGGGTGGAAAGTGTTTCATCCAGGCCAAAAGCCCTAC